GATCGGGGATACGGCATATGTCAGCCTCTTTTGGTGTATTAGAGATGACATCACAGATACTATCAATAGTGCTCGAAGAAAGTCCATACCTTCGTTCCAAAACCTGAGTTCTAAAAGCCTGGTTACAACATTGATAGTTAACCATTACTCTATCTCGAAGTGAGTAAAAGAGTGATGGGTCGATTTCCCGAAGTTTAGTGATTAACGGGTCCTCATCTGTTTGTAAATAATCAAAGATTTTGTCTACTGGCAATTTGTTTTTCACACTCCCTTTAAGTATTTTACTGGGTTTGTGTGTTCCATAATTGAACCATTCATTTAATTGTTTGAATATGTCCAATTCGCCAATCCAAAGCTTATTAGCTTCATATAGTGTTGTTAAGAAGTAAGCTTGGTCGTGGCTGGATAAGGATAACAAGGTCTTGCTCCACTGATTAAGTGTGGTGAAACGTTCTAATTGTCGGATAATTTTATATGATTTGCATTCCGAGCAATAGAAGGTCTCTGTTGAGCAAAATAAGGAATCAGATATTAAACCAAAATTGAGGTATTTAAGTATCTGTCCTAACCCATGTTGGGGTTTAAGATAATATCCCTTGTCATCCATTTTGCCGTCTGTCCATACAGTATAATAAGCTTTCTGTATTCGTTCATTGCTTATCATACCGTCATGGAAGACATCAAAATCATCACCTGCGGCATCGAGGTCATAGCTTTCTTTAGGAACATCAAGCAATACCTCCCACACAAAGCGATTGTACATCGCCATGCGTAGAGTGTTGCCGAATGTTGTGTCCATATTTCCGCTCATGACTCGTCCGGTGACCTTCAAAATACCAAGAAGGTTACGAAAGTATAAGTCTTCTTTGTCCATGTAGACTACTTTCATTTTGAGGTCATCACTGGTGAAGGTTGTCCATACTTTGTCGGTGACATGATGTATTTTCCCTTGGGTGGACAACCAAGCGTATATTTTACGCTCGATTTTGAGGAGTGTGTCTTGGGTGGTATCAAATGCTGATCCATCACCATCTACTCGATTTATGAAACCTTTTTCACGGCGCAGATTGTATAATTCGGCTCGTTCCGTGTAGGATAATCCTGATGTGTAGCCCTTAAAGTGTCGTTTAAAGATGTGTTCGAGGGCAAACACTACGGGACCATGAACATATTTGTATTCAGCATTAGGGGCTGAAATACATCTGTTTTTAGGTCCACTGTCTGAGATTATGGTATCATATAAATCGGTAGCCGCTAAATCATCATCAACTATCTGGCATTCACGTTTACAGAACAAATTGTAAACTTTTTGGCCAGCCTCTAAGAGGGATAAGTCAATGTTGTCAATCTCTTTCTGCTGTCGTGCAGTGAGATGATTATACCATGCTTCATAAGAGTAAATAAATTCACTCAATAGTGGATATATTTCAACATCTAGTATATGGTCACAAAACTTGTCAAATTGCTTTAACACGTTCGGATCAATGCTAGGAGTTAATATAGCCTGACGCTTCATAGCACAGTATAAATTCGCGGGACAACTCGCATATATTAGACATTTTTTAGTACCTTCGACTAATGGCGTTGCCTGTTTTAGTCCAGCAGTATGCTCATAGTTACATTTCAGCTTTAAAAACTGATTGAGACTGAGATTGTGTGAGATACTGCTTTTCCACTTGACTCGAGGGTCAAGTGGCCGGTCGATCGACTTGTAATTTGACTTACTGATGCAAGAATTTGCAAGAATGGCGCGTTTGCCTTCTAGTAAGCCGGTGTCGATAGTCGGACCGGTGTTAAGGTACGAACCCCATCAGTGGCCGTCCCCTGTAAGGGACGCGCCAGCGACAATATTGTCGCCTAATAACTTCGTGGCCAAGTATTTGAAAGGTTTCTTGTACCACTTGTTATTATCTAGCATTTCGTTGGATTTAAAAGCGTTCGCCATGTAGGATTGGCG